ATAGTCAAATCCAAATTTCCAATCTTCTGGCATTGCATAAAGAGCCTCTTCTGAAATTGACTGCATTTGCTTGATAGCTTTCTCATAATATCTAATAATAGTTCTGTCAACCAGATCCATAGGTTCTGTTTGATTTGACTTAAAATAGTGTAATTTATCACCTACCTTTTGGCAGTGAAAAGAGCTTGCAGCTAATTTTTCTGTAACAAGTACTCTGGACTTTAATAATTTATTAAAATCCTCTGAATTACTTTCAGCAAAGTGGTCTCTAAGTTTTTTAATTGCCATTTTATATTCTTTATCTTCCGTATTTAATGATTCCCATTAATTGGTTAATCGCTGCGAAAGTTCCAGTTAGTTTATAAATTTTACCTTTGTATTTAAATACTATACCTTCGGTAGGCATAATTGATTCAATTCCGCCGATTCTATCTAATCTAGCTAATTCCTTTTCAACTTTATCTATCTGACTTAAATCACCGTTGGTTTTGATCTTACCAGCTTCTGTGCTAATTTGATTGTGTAATCTTTGAGCTTCCACACTTGGGTTTAAGGCCAATAAGTTTGAAACGTTTTTAAGAATAGTAGAACCTAATTCCAAGAATATATCTTCGAATGGTCTAATGTTTTCTTTTTGCTTAGATTTTAAATCTTCTTTGTCAAATTTATCAAAGGCTGCTTTTTCTTCTGGAGTAACTTGTTTAGCAATATCTCTGATGTTTAAGGTTTTCTTATCATCATAAGCCCATCTCATTAGCATACCATGTTTTAAGTTAGCATCAACATTTGGAAACATTGCTTCAATTTCATCTTTCCACCACATTTCGTGATATTTAGAAACTGGTTCGTTTTCACTTAAACTGTATTTTGACTGTAAAGCATTGATTTTACCCAAAAAGTAACCTTTCTTTTCTTCAAAATCAGGGATCTTGTTGATATTAAGTTCTTGTGGAGGTATAATAGTAAATGTCTTTTGAACGTGATTGTTTGTGTCTTGTAAAATCTTAGCAAGATCTTTAGCGGCTTTTGAATTTGTTGTACCATCTTCAATAGTTACAATACCGTGGAATTGAATAACATCTCTGTTGTAAGCAATTACGTTGGCGTTTCCAGAATAGATTAGCTCCATATTCATGAATGCTTTTCCATTTTGAAAGAAATCTTCTTGTGTTTTAGCAGGCAATCTTTGTAAAGAACCAGCTAAATCTTGAGCAGCAAATGTAAATGTATCTCTTACTGCTTCTGATGCATGATTAACAAACATAGAAACTATAGCTATTAAATCCAATGGAGTTGATAACTGCCCTTTATTTCTGGCAAACATTACTTTACCATCAATCATAGTCACAAATAGATTTTGACCATCTGTTTTTTCAGTTGGAGCTTCTTCGAAGTTTAAGTCACCTTGTAATCCTCTATCAACAAACATTTTAAAGTCTGCAAATGTCAAAGAGTTATCATCGAATGGATGCATCATGTGACCTGCGGCTCCACCTTCCATAACAAGATTAAAAGCAGAATTAGTAAAATTCTGCTTTTCTGTTATGTATTCTGTTAATGTTAATAGTTTCATTGTAAGAATTGTTGTTTATTTATTGGCCTAAACCAGATGTTAACATACCGATTGCAGCACCGAAATCACCTTCAGCTTTAGCTAAAATACCATCAATGGTTTCTTTTGCTTTAGCTTCATCATATTCTGCACCGAAAGCTTTCTTTAATACTTCATAAGCATATTCTGTGAATTCTTCTTCTGAATTAATTTCAGCTTCTGACATATCAACTGATTCTTCAATTTTCTTAGCAGCTAATTTAGAGTCTTTCTTAGCAACATTGTCTGTATAAGAACCTTCTCCCCAGAATGCTACGATAGCATCTGTATCTGCTGTTGAATTAAATCCAGAACCTGCATTAAAAACATCTACGAATTGTAAACCTTTTTTGTTTTTAATTAGATCTTTAGCAAATTCCATTGCTTGCTTTTCGTTACCGAATTTTTTAGCAGCTCTTACGCCATCAGAATAATGTACTTCAAAACCTTCGCTTACTTCAACTGACTCAACAGCCAATTCAAGATCTTTGTCTTTACCAGCAACTGCAGCATCTAATTCTTTCTCTAAAGATTTTTTAACAGCTGTTTTCTCTCTTAATGTTGCAACCAATGCCTCTTTAGCATCACCTTCGGTAGCTTTCCATTCTTTAGCAAGTTCAGCCATTTCGCCTGTTACTTTAGTCCATTCGTTTTGAATCTTGTTAATAGATCTAGCTTCTAAGATTTCTTCAGCTTCTGTTACTTTAAAGGTTTTACCTTTAAATTCAAACTCATCTTTTTCATCTTCTTTAGCTTTAGTTACAGCTGCACCGAATGCATTACCTTCACTAGCTTTGATTGATTTACCTTCGTAAACTCCCTCAAATTCATCTCCAATTTTATATGCTATAAAATCAACACAATCTTGGAAATTAAAATCTTCAGTTTCAACTAAGTCTTGAATAATTACACCAGCAACATCTAATAATTGTTTCATTTCTTTAATAAGAACTAAACCATCCATTTGACTAATAGCTGATCTTGAAATAGCTTCGTTAATATCAAATGCTGTGTTGCTTTCAAATACTTGTAAAGTTTCATCTTCGTAAGTATCCATGAATAACCACTTTGCAGTAGTTTCATCCCATAAATAAAGAAATTCTGCGCCACCATCATTTTTAACATCACTAACAAACTTTCTAAGATTGTCAACTTTACCAGTCATGATTGCATTTCCTTTTTCGCCTCTGTCTCTTCCGTAGAAACAAGCTGCGTCATAATCAGGATTGTTAAAATCATTTTTAGCAGTGATTTTCTTTCCTAAGAAAGAAATACCAGCTTTACCTAATTTTAAAAGTTCTTTGGCTTCTTTTCCACCGTTATTTCTTAAGAAATCACCAGCTGAGGAAACTGATCCATAATGAACATAAGTAGTTGTAATTTTACCAGATTTGTCAAGAGTACCAATTTGACCTCTTGTACCTTCGTTAATAATAAATGTAGAATCAATAGACTCGACTAATTTAGAAAAGAATTGATTTCTCTTTTCTTCTTCTAATTCGCCTGGGCTAGCAATACCGAATTCTTTTAAAAGTGAATTATATCTTTCAATAGATTGAGATTGCTTGTTTGAAACTTCTTTTAACTGCTTCATTTTGGCAGCTTCTTCTCTTACTTGAGAGAATGATTTGAATGTATGGAGTTTTTCCATGATTGTATAAGTTTATTTTTGTGTTTTTCTATATATCTCCGTCAAACTTTACTTGCTTCACGGTGTACTCAAATTTCTGATCTTTATATATTGCAATTCTGGCCTTTGAGTGTTTCATTAGGTAATTATCCCATTCTCCATAACGCAAATCATCAACAAAGTCAATAATATTAACACTATCTTTAGATTCATGCTGTCTTAATCCTCGACCGATTGATTGTCGGATGATAACTTCTGACTTAAATGATTCTGTGAAGAAGATGTTGTGGATCTTTTTGATCGAGATCCCGGTTGAAAAGGTACCATAGGAAGCGATAATAACGATTTCTTCTCCCTCTTCCATTTTCTTTTTGTATTCTTCTCTAATTTCAGCATCAACTCCTCCGTCAACATAGTAGACTTTTTTGTCACTATCTTTGCGTAGCTTTTCGTATAGCTTTTTCCCGTGTTCAATGCGATGAAAAAGGACGAGACTATTGTGTGGTATTCGGGAAATGACACTAGTAATAAATCCGAGGCGAGCTTCGTTATTGATGATATAGTTTTGTTCGAGCGAGAAAACATCTTTACTATCGTATTTGTTTGTAGCCAATTCGTAAAAGGCCTTTTTAGTTGTTTCGGGGGCATAATCCATTTCAATAACTCTAACTTTACAACCAGCAATGTGTCCTTCTTGTTGTAAAAAATTAGCAGTTACCTCACTGATAACTGGACCTGTGAAGCTCATAAGAGTTAAACGATCCAATGTACCTGGTTTTGGAATAGTACCTGATAATCCATATCTATACTTGGCATTTACGCATTTCTGTAAAATGGTTTTAATAGACGCTGATTTTGCTTTGTGAGTTTCATCGATCATGACACAGTCAAATTGATCAAAGTATTCTTTTGGCTTTTTAACTAGAGATTGATATGTACCAACTACAACATTTCTGTTGGCTTTTATAGTTTGGCCAGAATAGATTTGTTGCACCTTGATTGGTGTTCTATTTCTATAATTGTATTCATCGAAATCTTCTGTAGCTTGTACAACCAACGAAACGTTAGGTACAATAAATAGAATCTTCTCAACCTTTTGCTTTTCAAGCATATAAGCTATCGTCAAAAAGCTGATTAGAGTCTTACCAGCAGAAGTTGCTAATTCTGCTAAACATCTTCTAAACTTTAAAATATTAAACGCTGTATCAATCTGGTAGTCTCTGGGTTTCATCTTAGAATCCTTAAAGTATTCATTGACCCATGCTTCAAATTCTTCAGCTTGAATTTCCCTATCAAATAAAGTAGTTACACCATTTAACCTTAATTCATACTTATAGTCTTTACACATCTGCATAACCTCTTTCCAAAGTCCTGCGGGGATCCACTTGTTATCCTTAATGTAAGAAACATACCCATCCCATAGCTTCTTTTTCACTAATGGGTGAAACCTCCAGCTTTCAATTCTTCTAGTAAGCGTGATATTCAATTGCTCTAATTCAAGTTCAGTCGCTGAATCTATTCTTAGGAATTGACTATCTTCAGTCAATGTTAATTCCACACCAGTTGGGTGTTGTTTTTCTATCGTTATAGATCTTTTATAGCAAGTCTATTACGAACAGCAAATCCCATGTTATCTAGAGTCTTTACTGATTCTTTATAAAAATCTAACTGAGCTTCTAGAAGACCTATTTTTTGGTGATCTTCTGTCATGTCAGCAACAAGAAACTGCTCTTTTTGCTTATCAGTAAGTTTGTAATCGAAGTTGTAGTATTTAATGAAATTCTCTCGCCACAGAACGTCTATGCGAGCTTTTTGTTTCTTAATCATGATGTTCATTTGAGTTGAACGATCGACTAAGACTTGACGGTGACTAAGCATTTCTGCTATTAAGTCCTCTAAACCGTTTATGTACTTGATTCTTTTAGCTAATTCAGTTATCTTTTCGGTCCAACTTCCTCTCTCAGTAGCTAATTTTTCATCAAGCTCTATTATTTTATTTGACATCTATATTGTTTTAAAAAAGTGAGTTCTTACCAGGCTTTGTATATTTATCGGCGATTCTTTTCTTAGGGTTCTTAGGCTTTTGAGGTATGTTAAACGTTGGACTAGAATAATTGTACTGAGGCACGTCGAAGCCTATTAGCAATCTAAAATTCTTGCTGTGTCTTTGTTTATCATTGTTAAATTCCTCGAGTGAGTCGAGCATGTCTTCTTCAAATGTTTTTTTCATATATGGTACATATCGAAACTAGAGTTACTAAAATAGTCATTAATCTTATTTAAGTGTTTATTCTTTGTTTCAGCACAATACTTTACCAGATCATTTAGATCCTTTATATATGTATCTATATTTGCATCAGAAAGAAATTTAGACCATAAAAACACTGATTTGCCCTTCTTAAGCTTTTCAATCATCTTCTTTTTACCAGCTTCGTCATTGTCCATGAAGTATCTAACTGTTTGAATCTCATCAAACTCATCAGTATTTCTGCCGACAGTTGCAAGTCCTATAGTGTTCTTCATAAACTTGGCATCAATTGGTCCTTCAAACAAAGTAAACGATCGACCAAAGTCAATGCTCATAATACCAAATAGGGTTGAGATCCTATTTAAGGTTTCTTTGTTTTCAGGTATCATTTCCGGGAATTCTAAGCCAAAGTCTTCATACATTTTACTTAATTCAAATGTCAAGTACTTGCTTTTATAAGATCCAATACCACGAGCTTGATAGCCTAAAATGGCATTTTTACCAGGAACTCGATTTAAGATCAAGAGTTTTTTATTCTTGGGTTGATAAAGAAAGTCATCACACATATAGTGCAACATACGTCCTTTTAAATAAAACCACGCAAAATCTCCAGGCTCAATGCTTACTGCTCCTGTTAATTTTTTAAAGTCTTGAATTGGAATTGCTAATTCTGCTGCTTGTAAAAGGACAGCATGTTGAAGTGATTCTGTTCTGGCAACTGACATGCGATTTTCTTTGACAATATCAATTACTGTCAATGAATCTTCCGATGAACTTAGTCTAAAGCCAAAATGTTTTAAGAATGCATGTACATCACTGTGTTCTCCACAATTATAGCAGTGATATTGCAAGGTGTCCCAAAAAAGATTGCCACGTTTCTTTAAGCCATCTTTAGTTGAATCACCACAAAAAGGGCATGCCAGAGCTAATCGCCCTGGCATTTCCTTAATCATTTGTTTCTGTGAGTTTGTATGTTCTTGAACAACGACTTCTTTAACCAGTTGACGGATTTTATCTTTTAAATCATCACTGATATTAGCCATTGTTAAATGTCTAAGTCGTTCAAGAATGAATCTAAATCGTCAGCATCACTTGAGTTAACAGTTGCAGTTGCTGATGGTGCAGAAGTAGTCATTTCTAAATCGAAATCCTCACTTGCTGTTGCAGCAGCTTTGCTTGGTGCAGCTTTTTTCTTTGGAGCTGAGCTTGTTAGCTCGTCCATTGCTGATCCACCTGGTGTCAAATATTGACGTAATGTTGCGTTAACGAAATCTCTAGTTTGGTCATCCCATACTTGGTATTCGTAAGCTGTTAAATCTGGTGCTGATGTGATTTCTTCTTTGATAGAAGCCATAAATTCTGCATTGCGTTCTGCTGCTTTACCATCAATTGTGATTGGTGAGCGGGCTGATGAGAATTTTGATTTGTCGTAGTTATTGAATTCACCTTGACGAGTGATGATTAACTCGAAGTTTTTGCCTTCAAAAAGGTCAAAGATTTGAGTTGGTTCACCAAAGTCTGGTTTCAATTCTGCGTCAATCTTTTCTTTGATTTTGTAACCAAATTTAAAGATCTTATATGTTCCTTCGAAATCAGGATTTTGTGGATCTTTAATGATTTTGATAAGAGCGTAATACTGTTCACGTCTTTTTAATTTCTCAGAGATCTTACGATCTACAGCTGAGTCTGATTTACGTAGTTTCCAGAATGCATCTGCAATTGGACACTTTTCACCAATAGAAGTAGGTGAGTCAACTAGTTTACCTTCGCCTGAAGCGTCAGTCAACCAATGTACATACTTTTTAACTAGTGAGTTACGTGGGTTTTTTGGATTGGGTACGAAGCGGATAAGTGCTTTGTAGGTTCCGTCTTTACCGTCATCTGCGGTAGGTTTGTACACTTCTGAGTTAGAAGTTGTTTGTACTGCGTGGGTGTCAACTGCGTCGACCCCAAGATTGAAGATGTCAAATTCTGCCATGTCTTTAATTCTTTAAATTGTTTAGTTCTTTAATTGTTAATTGCGTTAATGCCTTTAAGTGCGATAACAATACTTATACCGTGTACCCTAAGATATGTTTCAAAAATAGTGAAAGATAACCCGGGATTGGAGCTTATACATAAAGTATCACCTTCTATATATCCGTCTACTGCTAAAAAAATGAGGCCCCAAAGAACTATTTTAAAAATATTAAATTATTTTCACTTTTTTTGAAACAGTTTTTCAGCACTAGCATATAATTAAAGTCTTTAAGCCAGAAGGTAGATTAGGTTTGGACCAATTTAGACCCAACTAGGTGATTCAGGAAATAAGCGTCAATTAAGTCATCAAGGGGTTTCGGCACTTTTTTGCAAACTCCCAAAGTTTTAACAAACTCAAAAATGGGATGAGACTCAAGATTTGGATCGTTCAAACAATTTTCTAAGAATTTACCCCAGAGTTCATCTTTCTTCATGTTGCCCTTTCCAGCGTGTTTCTTAATAGTTGAAGGGGCAATAGTCATAATATCCTTAGGACCTATGGTATTTATAATCTCCAGTTTTAGGATAGCTGCTGCGGCTGCCATGTCAATAATGTTATTTGTGCCAGCACTTGATCCATAAGAAGAGCCTTCAAAAGCAAATAAGTATGGATCTTCCCACCTTGTGTGAGTTAAGATGATATTAATAATATCCTTTGAGATGGTCTTGTATTTTAAGATCTTTGCAAGTTCTCCTTCTGAAAATTCGGTTTGAGCTGCAAAGTTTGGTTGTTTAACCATCACACAACCTTCTAAGATTGACATGTCGTCTTGCATCTTTTGTTCGGCCTTCGTTCCCGTTTTGGGTTTTAGGTAAGAAACAAAAATGTAATTCTGGTCAATGGTGTTGTGAATGCAAATTCCTGGGGAATTTATAGAGAAGTCAATTGAAACTATGTTCATTAAATTACGCGTGAACCAAGAGCAGAGCCTAAGGCAGCTCCAACTAATCTTGAGGTTAGAAGATCAAATAAAACGCCAGATTGTATGCCTAATACATTAGCGATAACTTTACCAATTGATTTACCTAATGCAAATCCTGTAAGTCCTCCTAAGATACTTCCTAAAAATCCTTCATTAGTAATTTCTTCATTGAATCTTTCAAGATCAATTTTACCAGACTCATCGGTGTATTGCTTTAGCCATTCTGAAATAGCAGCATCAACTTTTTCTTCTAATTCTGGAGACCATTCTTCCTGTAGGGCTTCATTTAAAGCCTTGATATCGGGATTAACAGTATCTTGTAAGTGTTCAACAAATGTTTTCATATAGTATATATCAGATTAATCCAACTCGATTTTAAGGTTGAATTTATTATAATTAAATGTGCAATCAAATGTAGAAAATTGAGCAACGTTAGTACTCATATTTAATTCAAGTTCACCAAGTTCTTTAAAGATCAATTTTTCAAACTTAGCTGTTGCTAAGATATTTCCTTCTGCGTCTAGAATATTAAGACTAACATCTTGAATAAAAGGCTCTTTAACATCTTTACTATAATAATAAAGCAAAGTGTCTAACATGATCCAATAGTTAATAAAACCATCTAAAAGTTGCATGGTAACAGAAAACTCTCTGTTAATTGTATTTTGAATTGGAATAGCACCTCTGTGATATGTTGTAGTACCATCATTAAAGTTTTGTTCAACTGGATCAAACGCAATTCCTGGCATTGAGATTCCTTGAATACTATAATTAATATAATCAATAGGTTCACTAAGGACAGAACCTGGTATTCTGTTCAAATAACTTTTATATTTGGCAGCTACTTCTTCAGGTATAAATTTCCTAGGAAACTTAAATTCAAATAGATTATTTCTGGAATTTAAAATCATTATGCGTTCTTGAATTTTCCACTATACAACATTGTCTCATTAGATCCATTGTAGATTGTGATTAAAAATTGTTTATTAACAAAGCCTCTAACAATATTAGCGTTACCTTTGTCTACCTTAAATAAGATTTCTCCCATTGAAGAATCAATTGCTTTGTACTCTTGTGTATTTGCAAACTTAACCTGTTTACCAGCACCATCGTCAAATAACAAATATAGTGTTTCAGCATTAGTAAGGTTTACAGCTTCTAAATCGCCATCAATCTCTTTTGCTACTTTAAATTTAATGAAAGTGTCAACCGGTGAAATAGAAATTTCGGCAAGTCCTTCTCCAACAAATGCCGTTGCTGAAGTTTCTAAAGCAGTTCCAGCATTAATATTAACAGACGAGTTACTTGTTACTATGTTAACTCTTTCAGTAAAGTTTTGTACATATTTTACTTGACTTTGGATTGGATTTAAGTTCATAGCTTTTTCTGTAGCTGTTGCCATATTCATCATTGGCAATTTATTATAAACCTTAGTTTCAACATTTGAATTCTTAAGAACTATGTTTTGTAACTTCTTACCAAATTTAGTAGGTGTCCATTTGTTAATAGAGTTTAAGCTATTCCAACTTGAATTTTTTACAATCTGAGTATTATCAGTTTCATTGTAAACTCTAAGTGTATAATCAATTGTAAAAGAAACTGCACCAGCTGCATTTTTAATGATAGGTCTAAATGTAATAGGCTCATCAAAATCTTGAGTTTGATTAAACGTAGTTTGGAAAGTCTTTATAAATGAATTACCAATTTGTTCAAATATAGTAATATCATGAGAAACAGTTATGTCGTCTGACGATGTGTTAATTCTATTTGTAATATAACTATTGAATGATGCAGCAGATCCATTATATAAACCTACCATTTCAAAGTAATCTCCTTCTGTTGATTCTGTAACACTAGCTGAAATATCAATAAACTCATCTTCAATTGCCAAAGCAAAATTAGTTTCTTCTGCTGTTTCTATAAAATCAAAACCACCTTGTGTTTTATAAGTATCAATTAATTTAAAACTAATGTCATACTGTGCAGTAGGATCAACTTCATTTCCAGAAGCTGCAAGTCCAAAGAATAGCTCAGCAAAATCAGGATCTAAATCTTTTAATGAAGGCACTTTAATTTCAATAAACTTAGAATAAAGCGTTTCTGATAAAATAAAAGGCTCAGGATTTTGAAGTTCATAATTTGATGAGTTCAAATAAACAATCTGAGTAAAGTTATTCATGATACCACTTATTCTTGGTACTCTAACCTCAAATAAGAATCCTTCGTAACCACGACCAGCAAAATTATAACCTGATCTTAAATGTAATCTGATAGTTTCATAAACGACTGAATTTGTATTAAGACTGTTATATGGTAACGAAGCTAAAATAGTTGCATAACTATCTCCAACCCAATCACCACTATTTTGAATGTAATTCCATGTGCTATCTAATAAAGCAAATTTAGTTCTTTCTTCGTTTACAGCAACACCGTGGTATCTGTTTGGTTGTCCAGGTCCAGTGTTAATATTATTTCCAGTGTCTTCATTTGGTATTGCATACAAAGGATTGGCTTTTAACATAACCGAAACTTTACCTTGGTTATAAACAACTGGTAAAGCTGATATGGTATCAGTGTAAGTATATTTGTATTCTCCTGTTTTTGTTGGAGTATAACTAAAAATTCCTGCGCTATAGCTTTTGGTACCCAATGTAGTATCATTAATATCAAAACTTGTAGGATTTGTTAAAGCTGATACATCAAATTGGTAAGTATTTCCTGGAGCTAGTACTAAACTTCTATTAGTAATATTTTCAACCACTAAAAATTTATTAGCTTGATCTTCTGTCACCTCGAAGTTTACAACCGATGAACCTAATTCATGAACCAATAATTTTTGACCACCGGTAACACCGTCTGTGCCGATAAAATACATTTCACTGCCATTGTTATCTGTTTCAATTGCGTACGCAGATGGATTTGACTGATCGTGGTAAATTACCTCCATCAATATGTCGTCGTCGATCTTAAAAAATCTTGATGCTTTTGCCATTTTTTTATTCTATTTTAAAATTGTAACCATTTAGGT